TAAATGATATTGTAAATAAAATTTATTTAAACGCTGGTGTTGCAGAAAATGCACAACCAGTTGTAAGAGCGAACGCTAGAGATTTTTTAAATAGAATAAAAAACCTAACTGATGAGCCAGGTAATACAACTCTGTCCGATGTTATGGAAGCAGATGATTTTAAATTTATGATCGAAGGTGGTGGCGGAGGAATGGGTGATCCATTTCTATTGGTGCAAAAATATTTTGGACCAAAGGTTGCAGCGGCAGTTGCAAGATTAGATGGACCTAATGATATACAGCTATTTGCTGAAAGATTAGTCAGTGTTAAAGATGCAAAAGGTAGAGGGGTTACAGATAGATTCTTTGATCCTGAGTCTGTTGACATTTCTGATTTTGAATTTGCAGATGGTGGCCGTGTACCTTTCTTTGTTGGAGGTGCTGCAAGAATTGGTTTTCAAGCTTTACGTAAATATGGTTTTACAGGTAGAGACATATCAAGATTATTTGCAGGTCTTGGAACAGACAAAAATTTAGTTGGAAAAGAAAAAACAGAATACTTTAAACAATTAAATAAAGTTTTAAAAAATCCAGATAACTTTCCAGATGCAATTAAAGATCTTCAAAAACAACTCGGCATAGATGTAGGTATTGGATTTAGAAACGGTGGTCTTGCCGGCATCCTGGAGGTGTAATGTCTTACGGCGCGTATATAGCAGCATTAGAAGAATTAATTCAAAACGGAGAAACCGAATTTAAAAGCATGAATGCTTTGAAAGATCGGATTAAACAAATAACTGGTAAAAGACCCGGTAATAGTTTTCAAAGAAATGATCCAAATTATAAAAGTTTATTATCACAATTTACTTTTAAAAGTTTTATAGAAAAAGCACCTAAAACAGATTTATCAAAATTTAAACTTACAAAAAGTTTAGCTAAAAAAGTTAAAGATCTAAACGCTTTACACAAAGGTGTGTATTTTGATGTTCAAAAAACTAAAAATGGTCATAAGTATTTAAGATTACTTTTTAATCCAAACATACCTCTTTCAAATATTAAAGACATGGGTGACATAGGTCCACCAACAGAAAAAACTTTTAATAATTTTAAAAAAATTATTAATACTGTTATTAGCACTCCAGCATATATTGCATATAATAAACCAACATTAGAACGAGCTGATATAAACAGAAGAAAAAGACAATTAGAAAGAGCTAGAAAAGTAGCTGATCCAACTGACATATATAAATCTATTCAACAATTAAAACTACAGATATCCAAAGATATGGGTTTTGGACCTATTGCAAGTGATGTTCACGTTCACCATGGTGCAATCAAGACAGCTAAAACAAATCTAAACAACATGGCTTTTATATTTGGTAAAGAATTAAATAATGCTGATGATATGAAAACATTAGAAGTTGAACTTGCAAAATTAAATAATACTACGAACAGATTATTAAAAAAGAAACCAGAGGGTTACAAAGAATTAATTAGAGAACAGAACATAGCAAAAAGAGCTATATTAAATAAATATAAAAACACACCAATAGAAGGATTAAATGAAGCCACTGAAGTTGCTTTTGGTGCTGACGATAAACCCATTTTAAAAAGAATTAAAATGGATCCTTTAAAAACAATTGGTCAAGGAAGTGCTGTTGGCGAAATAGATTTTAAAACAGTTACACCTGTTCAAAGAGAAAAAATATTAACCGCAGCAGGAAAAAATTTTACAACACAACTAAAAGCTTATGTATCAACATTAGATAAAAATTCAAAAGAGTTTAAACAAATTTGTACATTAACAGCTGCAACAGGTGGGACTGCAGCTAGTTGTATTGAAAGAATAGATCAAGACCCTGCAGGTATTGCTAAAAAAATAACCGAAGTAGAAAAACCTGTAGGAAGATTAGCACAATTTAAAAATGCTGCATTAACATTTTTAAAATCACCAGGTTTTAAAACATTTGGTGCAGGTGCTGCTATAGGAACTGCAGTAGGACTTGTTAAACTATTTAAAAACGATGATCCAACAACTTATTTATCAAACGAAGATCAACAAAAAAATATGTTGGTTGATATGGCGACACAACCTGTGTCTATTGATATAGAAAAACCTGCGATACTAGATTATCAATTACCAGCATTAGGTGCAACATTAGCTGCCTCAACAGCTGCAGTGGCACCGTCAACAATTAAAGCAAGTAAATCAAGATCTTTGGGTATTGAAAGAAAACCACCAGGTATCGCTAAAACAGGTTTAAGAGTTTTAGGCAGAGGATTAGGGGTTGCAGCGTCACCTGCATTACTAGCACCTTTTGCAGCTGGAGATATTGCATCACAGATAGCTGAAGGAGATTCACCTACAGATATTGCAACTAATCCGTTAAATTATTTATATCCAGCATTTGCAGAACAAACTCCAAAATTAACAAGAGGGTTAAGTCCAACACTTAGAAAAGTTGCAAGACTTGGTTTAAGTGGACCAGCATTAAGAATATTATCTAGAGCAGGTATAGGAGGATTTGCAGCCTCTGCTGCCATACAGGGATTAGGATTATTAGATGACTAAAAAACTAACAACTACGATACCACCAGAAAAAGGCCCTCATTCACAAGGGTTGAATGTCCCTGGAAAAAAGACTATAGTAGTTTCGAACTCGGAGAAAAATAATGTCAGAAATAGACAAGTCTTTACCAAACGTAAAGCAAGAAGTAAAATTACCTAGTGAAGAAGAGATCGTAGAAGCATCTCAAGCAAACATAGAAGAACGGGTTGGACCAGAAGATATTCAAATAACTCAAGAAGAAGATGGTGGTGCAACAATTAGTTTTGATCCAGAGGCTGTAAACCAACCAGGCACAAACGAACATTTTGATAACTTAGCAGACCTATTACCAGAAGAAGTTTTAGGTAGGTTAGGTTCTGATCTTTACGAAAACTACACACAATACAAAGCATCTAGAAAAGATTGGGAAGATGGCTACACGAAAGGTTTAGACTTATTAGGATTTAAATATCAAACAAGATCACAACCGTTTTCAAATGCAAGTGGTGCAACTCACCCTGTGTTAGCTGAAGCGGTAACACAGTTTCAAGCACACGCTTACAAAGAATTACTTCCAGCAGCTGGTCCAGTTCACACTCAAATTATGGGTGTGGTTAACAAACAAAAAGAAGACCAGGCTACACGAGTAAAAAATTTCATGAACTATCAACTCATGAATAAGATGAAAGAGTATGAACCCGAGTTCGATCAGTTACTTTTTTATCTCCCTCTTAGCGGCTCTGCTTTTAAGAAAGTTTATTACGATGAACTTCTTGACAGAGCCGTGTCTAAATTTGTGCCAGCAGATGACCTGATAGTTCCATACACTGCAACTTCTCTAGAGGATGCAGAAGCAGTCATACATGTTTTAAAAATGTCAGAAAATGATTTAAGAAAAAAACAAGTATCTGGTTTTTATAGAGATGTAGAAATTACACCAGGTTATTCACAGGAAACAGAAGTAGAAAAAAAAGAAAGAGAGTTAGAGGGCACTAGAAAAACTAGAGAGGAACAAATGTTTACAATTCTAGAATTTCATACAAACATAGATCTTGAAGGTTTTGAAGACAAAGACATGGAGCAAAACCCAACAGGAATAAAACTTCCTTATATTGTAACACTTGATTCATCCTCAAGAGAAGTTTTATCCATTAGAAGAAACTACAAAGCTGAAGACCCATTAAAAAATAAAATAGAATATTTTACACATTTTAAATTTTTACCGGGCTTAGGTTTTTATGGCTTTGGCTTAATCCACATGATTGGTGGATTATCAAGAACTGCAACGAATGCACTAAGACAATTATTAGATGCTGGTACGTTTTCAAATATGCCAGCTGGATTTAAACAAAGAGGTATTCGTGTTAGAGATGAAGCGCAATCGATACAACCTGGAGAGTTTAGAGATGTAGATGCACCTGGAGGAAATATCAGAGATGCATTTATGCCTTTACCTTTCAAAGAACCATCAGCAACATTATTGCAATTAATGGGAATAGTGGTTCAAGCAGGTCAACGATTTGCCGCCATAGCTGACATGCAGGTCGGTGACGGCAACCAGCAGGCAGCTGTTGGAACGACCATTGCCCTCTT